GAAGATCATGCCGCAGGGGTTATTTTTAATTTAAACGGCGCAGAGTATGTGAAGGAGAAATTAAATGGCAGCGGCAAGTAACATCACCTATGTCTATTTGAAGGAGAATATTTTATTACTCCAAAAAGTTCGTCTGGAAAAAGCCTTAGAAGAGTTTATAAACAAAGCTAGGAAGTTTAAATCCTTGCGTAAGAGCTTAATTGGGATTGATGTAATAATCACCGATATTGCCAAGTTAGAGAGGGAATTAAATGCAAATCAAGATTGAAGAGACGAGCAACGGATATATCGTAGACATAAACAATAAAGAAGGCCAAGCTATTGTTGGTAAGACAAGTGTGTATAAGAGTACAGAAGTATTGTTGATGTTAGAAGAGATTGGAAGAGTTGTGTACGGTAAAAAGGTTAAAGTAATTGAAAAGTAAACTGCGTATAAAAGGTGATGATCGCTTCATAATGATGCTGTCAAGAGATGTGCGCCGTCGGTGGCTTCAGTATGGCACTAATAGAAAACTTCCCGCTGGCCTCTGCGCTAAGTGCCAGAAACAGGAGGGCACTGAGATCGACCACATTGAGCCAGTGGGGGCAAGGCCGCGAATTCCCCACGCCTTCGGAGACTACATTGAACGGATGCTTTATATTCAGTGCCAACGGCTTTGTAAGCAGTGCCATTTACAAAAGACAAATGAAGAACGTAAACGGAGGAAGAAATGAAAAGTATATTAAAGTATGCATTTAAGTTTTTGGATAGGTTCTTCCCCCCAATTAAATTTAAGAAGAAATGGTTTAGTAAGGAACTAGAGCCAACAGAAGAAGATTTAGACAAGTGGGCTGAGGAGTATGAGCGCAAGTTTAATGAATCGCGGAGGAAGAAACGTGGATAAAACAGTGACTCGCTGCATTGGTGGAATTGAACACAGGTGGGAATACCACAAGACGGAGGAAGGCAACAGCTATTACATTTGCTGGTGCTGTGGTGAAGTAAGCTGGGTTACTGAGGACACTGGGCACGGAGGTTAATGTGGAGCAATTAAAGGTTTTAGCCTTGGATATCGAAACTTCTTTAATGGAAGCCTATGTATTCGATATTAAGGATCAGTATATTACTCCAGCCGATGTGAAGAAGGATTGGCACATTCTCGCTTGGGGGGCCAAGTGGGTGGGGAACTCCAAGATGATTTATGAGGAAACCCGCAATGGCAACGACAAGGGGATTCTGAAGATTCTCTGGAAACTCTTGGATCAAGCCGATATTGTGCTAACGCAAAATGGAACCTCCTTTGATTCTAAGAAGATCAATGCCCGTTTCATGCTGCACGGCTTTCCTCCACCGAAGCCCTATAGACACTTTGATACTTATAGGCTAACGAAGAAAGTGGCGGCATTCACCTCACACAGTTTGGCATATCTAACGTCTAAGTTGTGTGTGAAGCACAAGAAAACATCGCACAGTAAGTTTGCAGGAAAGAAGTTGTGGATTGAGTGTTCCAAGGGCAATAAAGAAGCCTGGAAAGAGATGAGAAAGTACAACATTGAAGATGTGTTGTCGTTGGAAGAGTTGTACTTAAAAGTCCGTGCATGGGCCCCAGAAGTTATGCCCAAGGTGTTTGCCATGACAGATGCGGCCAGTCAGTGCGGTACCTGTGGTTATGAAGGGAAGATGAGAAAGGGCAGACCCCGGCAGGCTAAGACATATAAATACGAACAAAATAGCTGCGTTCGCTGCGGGGCGTGGCAGAGCAAGAAGATTGTGGGGGAGAAGAAATGAAAGCATTAACGATTGCTAAATACACAGGGATTATTACACTGGCAGCTCTCCTAGTCATCTGGATTACAGCCCCTAAACCAAAGCCTGCACGGACTGTCATGCTGGAGAATGCAATAACGAAGACGGTGCTGGTCTACCATGTAACTCTCATACAGAGAATGCACTGGGTAGAAGGAGATGAACCGAATACCCTCATCTTCAAAGCCTATACAACGACAGCAACCGCTACTGGTAGTGGGGTGTTCGTTAGTGCTTCTGGATATATCCTGAGCTGTTCCCATATCTTCAGCACCTTCCCGAAGACGATTGGCATTAATATACGGGACTCCAAGGGACGGCTATATCAGGCGAGACTCATAGGCCAAAGCCGTTATTACGACTTGGCCCTGCTGAAGATTGAAGCGAACAGACCGCTTCCACGCATGAAGCTAGGCAAGTCTCCCCTCTACATTGGTCAGGATGTGTATGCCATTGGCTTTCCTCTGCGTGTGCCGTTTACTGTCACTCACGGCATCATTAGCCGCATAGCCAGTGAACGCCGTGATCCTAAGTCGATTACTCAGAGTGACACCACACTCAACCCCGGCAACAGCGGCGGGCCTTTGGTGGATACGAACGGACAGCTAGTGGGTATCAACAGCAACTTCATTGCCGCTGTCAATGCCCCCATATTCTCTGGCCTTGGCTTCTCCATTGGCCCAGATGAAATCCGTGAATTCCTGAGACATTATAAGGTGCGCTAGCCGTGAGTATTGAGGATGAATGGCTTGATCCAAACAACACTGTGTACCGTTATGAACAGGTGCTTACACGGAATGATCTGATTACATTTGTACAGCTATTAGAAGATCAATACGCCGTTATTAGCCCTAAGAAGAAAGAAGAGAGAGCACACCTTATAACAGCCATTAAGACGGTGGATACATTGTTGGGATGGATTGCTATGGGCAAGGATAGAGAGTTTAGGGGGCTGTTGTGAAGAGCTTTGAAGAGATATGCGCCATATTCAGACACATTATAGCCCATCCAGAAGAACCTGTGGACTACTTGACAGTCCGTGATTGGTTACAGATGCGGCAACACATAGCCATATGTGAAGACTGTGATAAAGAGACAAAAGAAATGGTTGATAATTCACCGAAGAAAGAAGTGGACATAAACTTTGGAGGGGCAAGTGCAAACTAATACACGGATTTGTGACAGATGCAAAGTGTTGATTGAAGCCAAGGGTTTTGTTGCTCGTTGGCGTAAGGGCAAGCTCGAAGTCGTTTGCAGCGAAGCCTGCTTGGTTAAGAAGAAGCTGGAGATTGTTGAGGGCTATCCGATGCTTGTTCCTAAGCACCCACAGCAAAGCTGGGAGCTGTCTATATGAAGATTAATGGATTGCCGGGAGAGGTGGGGTTTAAGGCGTTGTTCAGATTCCAGCCTAACGGCGGTTGGATGCTATCTGAGCATTATTACTTCAATCTCGATGAAGTGACGGAGTACGAAAGAGTGTGGGGAGCCACTGAACACAAGTGGCCAGTGGATGTACAGGCAGATGAACGGGTCTACGTTCCCACGATTGAAGAATTAACGGAGGGTGTATGACAGGACTAGAAATGTGCCTTATAGCCGCTGTCCTCCTAGGCGGAGTGGGGCTTGTGTATGCGAGTTAAACCTTCTCTTCTTTACTCAGTATCTTGTTTAGCTCAACACTGTCTCTTACAACTATCCATATATACTTCTCAGTAGTTGACAAGTCTTCATAGTCGTACTGTTTAAGGCGGTTGTATATCCATTCAACAATCTTACGGTCGTTTGAAGCTACGGTAGCTTTTTTCATACTCACCTCCATTTGCTTACACATAAGTATAACATATGTTCTGTATTTTGTCAAGGGTTATTTTTGATAGGAGAATTAGAAGTGAAAAAGAAGAAAGCAGATACAACGTGGCTGTCTGTTGTTTACAAGGGAGTTATGTGTTTGATTAACGGGAAAGGGAAGCTACGGAAGGAGAGAAAGAAGTGTGCCCGGTAGGCTTGGTGGAGAGCATCTGTGTAGTCTTGTGGGAGGAATACAACGTGGAGATTAAGAACGTAGCGAAGCGAATTCTCTTTTTGTTTTTGGCGGCGGCCAACCTGGTTTTATGGTGGTAGGAGGGAGTATGCCGGGGGATACAACAGTAGATTTATTGTGGACTAAGGACTCAGAAACAAGTGAATGGGTGCTTATGGATAGAAAGACAAACAAAGAAATTTATAGAGGAAAGGAGAAATTCTAATGCTGGGGCAAACTAAAGAAAACATACAGGCAATCGTTAATAAGCTGACTGTCTACGACTTCCTGTTACAGACATTGGGTAGTTGTGGGAAAGACAATGAGGCCAAGAGTTTAGAAATGGCTAAGGCTATCTGTGATAAGAAGACTGTGTTGGTGGAAGAGGTGTTGAAGCTTATCTAACGATCACACGTACCACAGCCGCATTTCTCAGGGGTTTTCTTCTTCTCGTATTTAGCCGGGGGGAGGAGAACCCCTTTTGTATTCCAGGTGTAGAGAAAGCCACAGTCGTTACAAAGAAAGGTGCACAACTCTTTCTTGGTACGAAAGCCTAGAATGTTGTTTCCCACAGGGCAACGGACTTGGATTTGGTCGGAGAACATGACATGGCCTACTTAAAGTACGCTATAAGCACAGACACAATTCCCGTCCCAAAGAGCCCCGCCATTCCTCCAGCAATCGCCGCCTTGACTTTCAATCCCGCCACGGCATCAATCAAAACATCTAACTTCGCTTCAAATCTATCCTGTCGTTCTAAGATCATTCCTTGAACTGTTTGTTTTCCCATAACCTATCCTTTATTAACTACTTAAATAATGCCCAGCCAGCTCCAGCAGCAGTTCCACCAATGAGCCCACCTAAGCCTGCCTTAATAACCAACTCTCTCACTTTGTCTCTACGAGCCCCAGCTAACACAGCATCTTCCATCGCCTTCTTTGTCAGCTTCATGGCGTTCTTTGTGTGTCGCATGGACTGGGCAATAGCCGCCTTCTGGTTCTTGGCATCTGCCCCCATCCGCTTTATCTGATTGTCCACCTTCTGCCATTCTTTCAAAGCAGAGCCAAAGGTTTCATCAATCTTGGCCAAGGCTTCTGTGCTCTTGCCTGCACCCATCTTCACATTGGCGGATATTTCTCTGGTTATTTCTTTATTTAACTTAGGGCCCAATTCTCTAAACACTTGCCCAAACTTACGGACTTCTTGCAAGGCCATCTTGTCCCCACTAGCAACCAACTTCTCCACAGGGGTATCCCCAATCTTACGCAGGGTTTTCGTCATAGACTCCATAGCTTTGGGATCACTGATAATGGCCTTGAATTCTTCTGGCGTGTGCTTCATTCCAAACCCACCAACGTCCTCAGCTTTATTAATAGCCATGCCGTATTCTTTCTTGGCTTCAGCAAGCTTCTGGCCTCTCTGCACGGTGCGCTGGCCGAGAGTGCTGGCAGCTTCCTGCTGCATTAGAAGACGCTCGTCCAAGCCCTCTAAGGCCCTACGCTGCGCAATCTTGGCTGCATCCTCTCCGGGCCCTGTCAACAGCTCCGCCATGTTCCGTAGCTTGTTTCCACCCGCTGAGAGGGCCCTGCCTGCGCCTTGAATGGCCTTAGGGCCCATTACTTTAGCCGCTGGGGTACCTATCTGATTGGCGATGATATCGGGGCCCATAGCCGCTGTAGTGCCCAGAGCAGCCCCTATATAAGGCCCTGCCCCTTCCAGGGGAGTCCCTGAGGTTTTCTCGCCCACTTTCTCAGCAATAGACTCACCAGTTTGCTGCATTTCGTTACTGAAGTTCTTGTACTCTTGTACAGGGCTTTTCTGCTCCCCAGAACCTAGAAACTTCTGCATGAGGGGGCCGCGCTTAGACGGAGCAGCACTGGCTGTAACTTCGGCAACAGCCGCTTCTACGTCCTGTCCTTCAGGAACATCAATCTCGAATACTTTGCCGTCTTTCTCAATCTCAACAATGGCCATTTAATTTCCCTTCACTCTATACCGCACCCCACTCTTCGTGGTTTGCCAGCCGTCTTTTGTACCCGTAGACTTGTCTTGAAACTTTCCAAACTTCTCCGCCAGTAGTGCCTCTGCTTGCTCTGAAGACATGGGGGTGCCCCGGTAGGCGTAGCCGCCTTTCTCAGCCCCTTTCACCTTGGCTTGCACCCTTTCATTGGTGGAACGCCAGGCCCTTTGCAAGGCCGTTTTAAAGGCTGCTGGTGAAGCATTCTCATTTGGAATTTGCTGCACAATACGCTTGGCTTCTACTTCTGACATTTGTGCCCCAGTGATCGCCTTAATAATGGAATTCTTGTACTCGGCAATGTTTCCATAGAATTCCACCCGCTGTTCGTCAGTGAGTGCTTCTAAGTATTGGGACATTTTCCCTGCACGGGCGGCAACTGGCCCAACGAAGTCGGGATTAAACGACTGGGCAATGCGCCCAAGAACTTCTTGCGAGTACTCCAGTTCACCCAAAGACTCAGTAAGCCCCGCAGGAAGATTTTCTTTCTTCTCAAACACCTGTCCAGCGTACTCTTCATATTCTCCGTCTTCTCCAATGGTGTATTTCTTCCCAGTGCGCTGTTCAGCAACGATTTCTTTTCCATCCTGTGTGTATCCAGCGGCTCTAAAGCCCTGTGAATAGCCCTTGTCAGGAAGGTCTTGTAGCTGGGACATATCCGTGATGGGTTGTTTTGTAATCGGATGTATGTAGGTACCATTGGCCGTATCGTAAGACACAGGGACGGTGCGTACTTGTCCATCCTTGCCTGTTATCTGGATGCCAGATTGCTGGAAGCCTCTGCCCACCGACGCACTTGCTTCTGGAAGGGCAGATTTCACCATAGCTTTACCAAACTCTTCGGGGGCTAGTGCGGCGGCAATATCAAACTTGGCCCGCTTTCTCGTATCTACTTCGGGGTTGGGGGCCATTGGTCTTTCTTGCAGTGTCGTGGTTTCTGAGATGCCCGCAGTGGGCAACATAGGCCCTTCCACTGGAGTCATTGCAGCAGGCTCCGGCTTAGCAAGAATCTCTTTAGCACCATTTACCAAGTTACGCTTAGTCCGTTCTTGGGCAGCAGACACCATAGACCCCACCATATCACTCACAGCCTTAGTGGTTTCCTTCACCATCTGGAACTCTTGCGCTTTCTTCTGTTGGTTCAATTGTTCTTGCTGCATACGCTGTTGATTGGCGTTCTGCATAGCAGCAATAATTGTTTGGTCTGGTTTAAATGTAAAGTCGGGCACGTTAGCCATAATTATCCTTATTTGGGGTTTATCGCGTCGATAACCGCCGCGCCCGTCTGTATTCCCTGGTTCCATTTCTCGCCGCTGGTTTTTCCAGAGGAGCTTGAAGGTTGACTAAGGCCCGCCATTTCGTAAGCCATCTGGAGGGAGCGACTGGCATCGTCTAAACTAAACTGTCTCTGCAATCCACCTGTCTGGAGTCCTGCCTTCACATTGGCAATATCGCCAAGTCCGCCAACATACTTCTCACTGTCTCCGAGTCCCTGCTGTGCAAGTTGATATTGGGTATCGGCTGTTAGGTCTGTGTATTTCTGTGCAAGCTGTTCACCAAAGCCTGTGGAGCGTAGAATACCTTGCGTATTGGCGTGTTCGGTTAGTTGTGGAATAGCCCGATTAAAGCTCTCTGTTTGTCTGTCAGCAAGGAGCTGTGCAAGCTGGGCCCTGTTCTGGTCACGGAGGGTCTTCTGTTCCTCTAGGGTGCCTTTAAGCTGTGTGGCCTGTCTCTGAGCTTCTAACTCAGCTTGTCCACGATCTGAGCCAAGGTTAATGTCAGCCGGAATCGGATTGCCCTGTTCGTCCACACCGCCACCAGTAGGGTTACGATAGCGTTGGAAGGGAATAGCGTCTCTGGCGATAAGCCCTTTATTAACGTCGTCTTCAGTCGGCAAGACGTTAGGATCAAGCTTGGCGTATTCAGTGCGGGAGAAAGGAATTTTAACATCCTGAATCTGCCCTAAGCCCGTTGGGGTGTCCATGTCGAAGTACTGGCGAAGACGGGAGACACGGCTAAGAGAGGCGGGGCCTTCATTGGTGCCCTGGATACTCGCTAAAAGGTTACTCGTATCTTCAGAGAAGTCTGCCGCTTTCTGGGCATAGTCTGTTACATTCATGTTACCCGCCTGTATCTCCTTCTTCAGGTTCTCCAGGTAGTCCAGTCGGTAATCGAGATTATTAAGGCCACTAGTGCCTATATCTTTTAAATCTTCAAATGTAATATCAGCAAAGTCTTTGCCTGTTATTTCTTCAAACTTCTCTTTCTTTGTAGCCATAGTCGCTATGCTCCTGCGCTTTCTTACGAAAGCTAAATTAAATCTTCTTTAAGAATAACTGCATATTGGTGTAAACCGTCCCCAAGCCAGCGCATGTAGGCTTCTGCATTGCGGCTGGAAGGGATTAAAATGTGGGAACAAAACAAATCTTTAGCGTGTTTCTTGAGCACTGGATAGGTTTCCTTCAGAAACCGTTCTCCGCGTACTGTTGGGTCTGCGTAGCATTGCACCAGCCAATAGCACATGGTGTTGTCTACATCCTTGCTTATGTGGCTGAGGACATAGCCAACGGGCTTATCGTCTTTGAGCACAAGCCACAGGAAACGTCCTGGGGTCTTTAGCTCAGTGGCGTGTAAGATGTTCTCGTAAGTCTGTTGCACAAGGCCAGAATATTCTTGGGGGGCATGGTTCTCTTTGGCAAACTCTCTAACAGCCCGCTCCAGCCATTCTTTGTGTTCTAATTCTTTAAGCAACTTGTACTCAATCATTTGGTATCATCCCTCAATGATAATTAGAAAACTAACTATTATTCTTGGTGTAATCTTTTACTTGCTATTCTTCTTTGCTCTTGTTACACACGATGAAAAGAAATACTGGGCGAGTATGGAGTACTTAAATGAGGCGCGGCGTTAGCGGGCCGCTTTCAATGCTTCTATCTCAGCCTTCAATTCTTTAATCGCCCCAATCATCACACCAAACATCATTGTCATTTCCACACCATCTTGCGCCTCAATCTCTTTTCCCTGTCTTTCTGAGTAAACCCATGCCCGGCCTTCTTTGTCTCTACGCACATTTGGTAGTTCGCTCTCCACGGTTTTGTAGGCGTGTTTGGGGAAGGTGGAGTAGTCAAGCTTTGGTAAGCCGTGGACTGTTTTCTGTGTGGGATGCTTCTTAATCGAGCAGATTGCGTCTACGTCACTCTTTCTTGTGCCATCTGTCATTTCAACACCGTCATCACACCAAGGCAAGCAACCACGGTCTGTCAGGGTTTTATATGACACATCGTTCCAGTACTCTGTGGCACCGCCAAGGCTTGATCCTGCACTGGTGTTGCTGTTAAAATTACCCACCATGTAAGAATTCGCAACAGCAAAGTTTCCTGCTAACACACCATTACAGGAGATATTTATATTGCTGGCACCGTCTGTATAGAAGCCGCTGTTCCGAGAGCCAAAACGGTAGATGGGAGATGCGGCTGTCCCATCGGAGGAAGTCAAACCTAATTGAACTTGCCCCCCAGTAGTGACCTTAACGATATTTGTGGTGCCAAGGGCCGTGCTATTGGCGAGAACAAACGAATCCGAATCGCTGTTATCACAGCCGATTGTCCAATCTGTTCCTGTGCTAAACCCAATATAGGGGTCTGCTGCCGAAGAGCCACCAACAATTAAGTACAGCCCAGCAAAAGAACTAGCTGTATTAGAAGTATTCTGTATTGTGTGAAGGACTTCTCCTCCAGAAATACTCCCAACCTGACTCAGTGCGTTAGCTATGTATAGGCTTCCCCAGCGGATAGATGAAGTGCCTAAATCGTCTGTGTTGTTGGTGTCACTAACCAGTGTGGTGTTAATAGCAACAGAGGCTAAATTTGAAAGAGCTGTATTCGCTCCACTGCCAGGAGATATCCATGACAGCACGCCGGAGCCATTGGTAGAAAGGACTTCCCCGCTAGCCCCGTCATCGACAGGCAGAGTGAGAGAATAGGCCGCTGCGATGGAGGCCGGAGCCTGTATGGTTATCTTATCAGTGCCTGCCCCAGTTTCTTCCAGTTGGAGGCTCTGGCCGATAAGCCCACCAATCGCTGTTATGTTTCCACCACCATCAATTGAGGCCGCTAAAGAAGTTCCTACAGAAAAGCCTATTGCTGAGGAACCTGTGTTGTATATACCAACAACACCCCCACCAGAACCAATGACAACGGCCTCGTCTGTAAGAGAGCCATTCTCTAGAGTAACCTTGGCAAACGTTACGTCATTGCTTGTGCCGATGCTTTGGGGCAAGGACAGTGTGGTATTAGTGCTGTTGTGTGTAACAACAACTTGGTTAGAGGTTCCTAGAAGAGTCACAAACTTGGGGTTCGTTACCCCATCGTCCTGCCGGATAAACGCCGCTGCTCCAAGTGTATTGTTGATGTTAATGATTGTACCCGCACCAGCAATCCCTGTAATCAAGACTCCGGGAGTGTCGGCGGTCACTAGCCATTCATTCGCATCCCAAGACATAACCCCCGATCCCGTAGACAAAAGTAGATGGCCCGAAGATGAAATGGGCAGGGCAGCAGGAAATGTATAGGTGGTGTCTACAGCCGTAGCACCGGGCTGAAATGTTAAATAAAATGCATTGCTGGAATTATAAAACGTCAGCGTTCCTGTTAGATTGTTAGCTGTGCCAATGGCAACAGTGTCCCATGTAGCGGAGCCAGTGTTAAACTCGTTGAACTGGTTAACCAAGAAGTCTAGGTTAATCCGCATCTTCGAGTTCATAGCCACGCCGTGTGGCGGGATGGGAAATGGTATTTGAATAGCCATTAGGAGGCACTAATCCGTTTCTGGCCGTACACCTTCCCACGGAGGGTTAATGTTTGAAAGTTCATGTCAATGGTGGACGAAGACAGCCCGACTTTAAAATTGAAGAAGTTACCACGGCCCGTCAACACATTAAGGCGTGAGGTGTACAACTCCGTACCAGTAGCCACTTGACTAAAGGTGGCAGAGGCAGAATCCAAGTTAAAGTCAAATCCATAATTCAAAGTAATGTTTCCAGAGGCTTTTGTGCTGTAGGTGGCTATGGCCTTATTAACCTGGACAATCTCGTTATTGACTTGCGGATTAATCCAACCACTTCTCCAATAAGAGGCAATCGCAGCACTTGAATTAGAAGCGTCCGTATAAGTCGCGGATTGGGACAGGACATAAATCTTGCCGTCGTATCCACCGCAGTAATTAACCTGCGCGTTGTCGTTGGCAGCAACATTAAAGTTGTAGCCAGTGCTGCAACGGAGCCAGCATTTGTTGTGCAAATCCCAGACAATGGCCCTGTTGTTAGTTGAGCCTGTGGTAGAGACGCACCAAACAATCCAATCGAAGTCTGGGCCTTTCTGTCTAAACCCTTTGATATAGGGATAACGGCTTGCCTGAACTGAGTTCCAAAGATCGTCTGCCGCTGGGGGATATTCGGTAATATTTTCCCCTTCAGTAGAAACCATGTGTCCAAATTGATTGATCCAGTAAACAATACCATCAATAGCCAGACAGGCCCCCTTACCGGGGCACCCCACCGTGTCAAACAAGCTATAGACAGGAAAAGGAGCCTGGCTTAGCACCATTTGATAACAGCTTGTGTCCTTAAAGATAATGGCGTAGTTGGTGGAAAGAATGGCCGCACCAGTAATACGCTGGCTGTCACTCAGAGAGCCGATGGTGGCGTTGCCACTTCCTGCCCCTGTCCAATCATTCTGATTGGCAATGATGCTCCAGTAGATTGTGGAGGGGTTTGCAGAGGTTCTGAAGGCAAACACACGGTTATTGGCTGAGAAGCCGCCATAGGCCGAAGGTGGCGTACCAGTTAGTGCTGTAGCATTGGCTGTGCCACTCCATTCAAAGGGGGCATCTGGGCTCGTAGGAGGCCCACCAAATCCAATCAGCTTGTCATTAAAGGGAAACAGACTCCATTGGTTATCTGCACCAGCCGTTATTGTCAGGGCCCCTGTGTAGTCCGTAGCATCTGACACACGATAAAACTTATTTCCTGCCACTGTTCCTAAATAGGTGCTTTGGGCAGACGTAAGGAGATAGCCGATGCCCTGTATATTGGCACCACTATTAAAGGTATTTACCGTGTACTGGGCATTACCTAAACGACTGCGAAATCCTTGTCCATTAGCCTTGAGGACAATGTTATCAAGGTCGCTTGCCTGGTTTGGGGCAAGATTTGTAATGGGATAATTTCCACAATAGCCCCCAGCAAAGTTGTTGAAGACAATAGGTTTAGTTTGATCCATGACTTAGAGCCCACAGAGCACTACAAGTGCGATGACCCACCAGCCAGAAGACGGGAAGTTAGGGGGGAAACGAAGCGCACCAAACGGAGGACGCTGCACTCTTTGATCCCACGGCTGGACAACACTCATACGATCCGGTGTCGGGCTGTAGTTCTGTTCCATTTCACGCAGGAGCTCAGAAGCCCGTTGACGGGCAATCTGCACGCGAGTGTCATCAATGTACTCATGGCCATAGAGGGCCAACGCCATAAAAACAAGGATGTTGTGCCATTTGACGGGAATTAACGGCTCGTCAGAACCAGAGGACAGCTCAGTAATCTTTCTGTATCCACGGACTTGGATGTTAATAACAGCCGAAGGAACAGGATCAAAACCCACTTGCCACAGCCCACTAGAAGCCATGCCAGTTAGGTAATAGTAGACGGGAGTACCTGTGTTCTGCGGGTCGGGGAGAATGCGGTCATAGTCCCGCACATCAATGGCGGGGATTTCAACATCGGTAATCGTCTGCCGCATGTTGATAATCCGGTCAAGGCCAGTGGGGGTTGTGTAGAAAACTCTCCGAATAATATAGGCCCCTGCCGTGTAATTGCTGGTACCAACAAAATTATTGGCAATCGTTACAGACGTAGTTCCTGAAGTATGGGCAGATATTAAATACCAGTCATCCGACTCTCCTGTAAACTGGATCATGTAGTTGGTAGCAACGCTGATATTGCTGCCCCAAACATTCACGGGGGCCGTAGACAAAGTTACTGACGTTGCCCCAGCACTCACAGTTGCGGTGCCAGTGGTGATATCTGCCTCGGTCTGCATCGTAGCGTTGGTGAGAAGCCACGGCCAATCAAAAGCCCCTGAGAGCTGCTGGTAGGCTTGGTTAATCCAGGCCGTTATAACAGTGGCGTCGGTTGTGGCATCTAAACCTGTTTCATTTGCTACGCGGGCAATAAGGTTAGTTAGGTTCATATCCGTCCTTTAAATTGTGGGGTTTTAACTTGCAGCAGGTGACACCCCGAACCTTTTCGTTCTTAACTGTTCTGGGTTTTCTCTTTCTTAGCCAACCGCGCTTTAGCCAGATTGTCTAGCTTAGCTTGGCGGGCTTCCTCGGTAACGTGCGTGTCGGCTCCCGCTTCAGAAGCCGGAGGGACGGCTTTGGGAGATGGAGCAGGAAGCACGACACGCGGAATCTGGTGTCGCGCCACAGGAGCAGAATTGCGAAGACCGGGTTGAGCCGCATAACTAACGCGCTTTCTTTTGCCTGGATCGGCAATTTTGCTGGCCACGTATTCATCAATTTGCTGTAACCTCTCTTTTGCTTCTCCAATGGGATAGAATATGTATGCACCATCACCACATTGGCTAAGTTCAACACCCGGCTGTAACGTGTCTTCCATTTCTCCTGTAGGAACATGCTTGCCATGTTCGTCAACAGTAAAGGCCGGAACTAGCCTTTCGCTGTATTCCTGCATCGGCATCAATTTCTTGGTGCGCTGATACAAGAGGTGCTTCGGCAGATTGTCGATAATGAAGCAGGTAGGTCTAAGCCCGTTCTGTTCGATAATCAACACATCTGATAAGTATTCGCTGTAATTCATATTTACTCCCTCTCTCTGTGCCTTACTCTGTTAAACGGTTTCGATTATTACCTGTTTAACGCTTTTTAATTCCTACAACGTCAATCTTAGATTGCGCTGCCTTGGTATTAAAATCTCTCTTCGTGATGATGGGGGCATCCCCAATATGGCCTAAATCAATTGTGGGGACAGCCCACAGCTTAAACCCCATCTCCTGTGCGTTGACGAAGAAATAGAAGTCCTCCGAACAAACGCCTTTAACAAACTGGAACCAGGGGCGGGGCATAACTTCAAAAACGGAACGATGGACAAGGACACAACCAAATCCGGCTGCATGGGCCTCAAAGGGCTCTTTCTTATCAGGGTGCACAACCATGAATGTGCCCAAGTATTTGTTCGTCTTACCCTTGGGAGACTCTAGGGCTGTTTTAGTCCCGTCGTCCAGTTCGTCTCCCCGACTCCACAAGCAAGGCAAGTTCTTACCTTTCCGTTGGTAGTAGATGCCTGTCACCATCTTTGCGTCTTTGGCTTCTGCCACATCGAATAGTTGCTTAAGCGTGTCTGGAGGAAACACCATGTCTGAATCCATCCAGAACATCCACTCTGTCTCACTCTTTAAAAACTGTTCTGCTAATGTGTTTCTAGCGTCTTCAATCAGTGTTCTCTCTGTTACACCAATAAAGGGTATTTTTATTCCGTTGTTAGCGGCATGATTAACGACTCCCATCATGCTTTGCAGCACTCTTGGCTCAACTACCTGTGCACACGGTATAGCTATAGCGCATTCTTTCTTCATTTCGATTCCCTCAAATCTTGTATGAATAATTTAGTTACATGGATTGGATGTGTGATAAACCACTTAAACAAAATGTACTTAGACGGATTTACTTGCTTAAAGAACTTACTGTGGCAGCGGGGACAGAACGGCTTCCACGATACGTTGTCACAGATGTACTGACAGCCAATGCAGGAGAGCAGCTGAATAATCATTTGCCCTTCTTGGTGAACTTAAAACCTTCTTCTGAGACAATGTTACGAAGGTGATTAGCCATCCACATCTTTAAAGAACGTGGGGCCAGAGTCACATACCACTCTTTAATAAACTCCATATAGTGTTCCACCAACACAAGCTGACTAACGTCCTTGTGCTTATTGCCTTCTAGGTTCGTGGAAGGACGGGGGAGGTTACTTACGCCGCAGAATGAACCGAGGCCCATGTAATTGATGTGGTCACGATAAACAAACGAAGCATCTGTTTTCATCGTCGGGATGTAGATTTCAAGCAATCCGCCGGGCTTTAAAATCCGGGCCAATTCAGCGAAGCAATCAAACCAGTTGGGTACGTGCTCTAGAACATGATTAGCAATGATGTGGTCAAAGGAGTTGTTAGCGTATTTGAGTGGCTTGGATAAATCGTCATCGGCAAAGTCCGAATTAACTACGTTCGGGGCTGGATACACACAACCGCCACATCCAACATTGAGAACACTACGGCCACCAAATGTAAAATCTTTTGGATACTTCCGATAAATCTGCGTCGTTACTTCTCGTACTCCGTGGTGCCCTTTCTGGAGTTTTGAGTAAATCTTATTTTCCTGTAAGTTCTTTAAAAGCGACATTCCATGCCTCCCCAACTTGGTTCCAATCTAATACACCCCTCGGTGCTTCCTGACTTATCTTGTTAAACAATTCATCTTTGATATAAATATCTAAACCCAGATTTGTGTATTCAACAATCCACGAATACATATCATGTGGTTTGTACTTGGTTGTCATAAGGCCAGTAACGCCGTTCTCTATAAACTCGCCAGCACTACCAATGTCTGAAGTTACTACGGGGCATCCACTGGCCTGTGCCTGGAGCAGAAGGTTGCTGCAAATCTCTGGGTAGGTGTTGGGCATAAGCAGGCAACGGGCTTGACGAAGCAATATGGCCAGGCTCTCCTGACTAACAGGGGCATACACATGGGCCCCCATCTTCTCGATGCTGTCTAAGAAAGCTTGCTGTCCTTGTGAGTTTGCATACCCGTGCAACGACTGATTGCTGTACACACGGAAGTCAATGTCGGGATTATGCCGCTGTAAGTTCTCAAACAACGTTGGAAGGGGGAGAAAACCTTTCACCAAAGCCGAGGCCGTAATCATCATGTTCTTGTTGCGCTGCTCTGGCTTCCCTGGATGGAACAGTTCTTTGTCCACACCATTGGGAATAACAACAAACTTACTTGGGTCGATTTGGTAGAAATCACTGTAAGTGTCTTTGCAGTATTTGGACAGCGCCACAATCTTGTCCACCAGTTCATACGTGGCATCCTGCAAATACGTCAACTGCACAATGTCGTGTAGCCACCAAACAATCTTGGCCCCTTGTCCTTTCCAATATGAAACCATCTCGTACGGTAGGATGTTTCTGTTGAAAACAACAACATCCATCTTAGGTACGCTAGTACCCTCTTTAACATAGGTCACACCATTAACCACTTCGTCTTGCTGAAACGTGCTAGACACATACACATTGTGTCCTTGCTTAGCTAAGTACTCCGGTATCAAGGTTAACGAATTGAGTATGCCGCCTGTGGGCCTACTCTTCCGTTCCTTCGGATTGTGGTTTGGTGTCGAGTCATTGAATAAGATATGCACGTTCCCTCCAACGTGTGAAACAAATTGTGGGTGTTTTTAACAGAACACCCGAAACTGCTAAACTTTTTAGGTTTAAATTACAGGGCGCGTACAAACACTGGCTTAAGGGCCGGGGTGTTGGAAAGAGCCGCCGCTGAAGCCACCGCTGAAAGCATGGTGACGTAGTTAAACGGATTGCCGCCCGTCCAGTCCAACGTAGCGGACGAAACCGCAACGAAGGTGAACAAGTCAGAAGCCGCCGTAACACGCAGGTAATTCTGTGAATTGACCGCCGTAAGCTGAGCACCCGCCGCCGCAGAAACGGTCGAGCTGGAGAGCAACATATAAGCGGAGCAATACCCATATACCTGGGCGCGTCCATAAGAACTGTCTGAGAGAGCCGCCGGGAGAATCCCAGCAAAGCCCCATTTGCGAGTCGTGCCAGCGTTCGAGATGGAGATACCATCCGCTGAAGTTACCGTGAAGTAACCCGCAGCACCCGCCGACATCGTAGCACCGGAAACGTTACGCACAGCGGCGTAAATCTTTTCCGGGTCTTGAGCGTTTACTAATTCAATTTGCATTTGTTTTCTCCATTATTTAGTGGAACACGATGATTGCGACATCGGGCGTGTTAGCCACTGTGATCGTGAACAACTGAGTAGACGTATCGTAGGTAGCGTTGATCGCATCCGCCGTTGTCTTATTAACCGGAACCCAAGTCTGGACTGGCATCGCCACTTTCAACGTATCGCCTGTAACGCAGGCAGAGATGTTGTAAGAGGTTGCAATCCCTTGAATTTGGTTGATTGAAGATGCCGTTCTAAGTGAGGCCATGTTGTGCCTCCTTTAGGCGGTGATCGTGTTTAATTTGCCGAGTTTGCGGCGATTCTTGATAACAAGCTCAAGAGCCACGAGAAACTGAGCAACACGAGCATCTTGGTTAGCGGGTTTAACCCACTCAGTCATAATGAAGTCGGTATTGGTGTTAATGTCAACGAAGTACAAGCCACATGATATGTATTCATGGATAGTTGAGTACACAAATCTGGGTTTAGATATTTATATTAAAGACGAGCTGTTTAACAAGATAAGTCAGGAAGCACCGAGGGGTGTATTAGATTGGAACCAGGTTGGGGAGGCATGGAATGTCGCTTTTAAAGAACTTACAGGAAAATAAGATTTACTCAAAACTCCAGAAAGGGCACCACGGAGTAGGAGAAGT